GGCTCTGGCTCTACAATGAGCCTTGTGGTTCTGCAGGAAACTACACCGGCAGGCGGGCCGTGGTTCAATCTTATCCCAGATAACACGCGCATCAGGCTTATCTATAAAAACACAGGCACCACCCCAGCAACAGATTCCTCTGATGTCTACTTTCTGGGGGTGCTTGACTCCGTAAACTCAACGCTCAACGGCTCAGGGCAGGGAACAATTACCGCTGTGCAGCTCTCTGATGCCAATGTGGTGCTTGACCGCATTGCCGTATTCGGCAAGACAGGCGCGGCGCGCACGATTGAGAGCGCGCAACGCATCAGCAACACCGTGACCTATACCACCACAGTTGACCACGGTTTTGTAACTGGTCAGGCAATCAAGATTAGCGGCGTGCTGGGCGGCGGCACGGCTGGATTCAACGGCACCTTCACAATCACCAACACAGGAGGGCGAACCTTCACTGCATCCAAAACAGGAGCCAATGCGAGCAGTTCAGGAACGGCTGACGCCACATTCTCACGCGACGGCAAGAGCAATGACTGGGTGGTGCTGACTGCCACTGGCAGCAATAGGTTTTTCATTGAAAGCGGCGATACCGTGCGCCTAAGGCGTGGTGGGCTGTCTGGTTGGGGTGACAGCACCACCTTGCGATACCTTGTGGACACCACCTTTAGCGGGAGCGATGTGGTGCGCGTTAGCGATACAAAGTTCAAATGCCGCCTGCGAAAGCCATACAAAAACACCTGGGGAAGCTTTACTAGCACAGGCAAGGTATTCTCCTCTGGCGTTGCGCGCGATGCCACGCAGCAGCCTGGGCAAGTCACCGTCAGCATCCCCGGCGGCTTGAGCGAATCAGAGGCAGTAACTAATTTGCTGGCGCTCACCAATCAATACAAGTCTAATGATTACCCGCTGCAGCGCGTGCTCAACACGAGCAGCACCGCCAATATTACAGGCGGCACGGTCTATGCAAATGGGCCTGCTATTCAGTTTTCATCTTGCTCGCTGCGCTCTGCTCTTGATACGGTCATTGAAACTTACGCTGGCTCTGATGTTAAAGAGCGAAGGTATTATGTTGACCTTGCAGGAAAACTTAACTACAAGCTAGTTGACACCGCTAGCCAGCCTACTTATGCCAATGCACCCTACTCCATAATTATTACTGGCGCTGGCACGCCTAATACCACCACTGGCAAGGCTACCGTTGCGCCATTTAGTCTGAGCGTCAACTATGACCACAGCACAGTTAAAAACGCGCAGTTTACTTTGCCTGCGGCTGGCGGCGGCGCACCGCTTACTACAGTGCTTGCATACAGTGATATGTATGATGAGGATGGAGTGCGCGTGTTTGCCGCTCGCACTGGCGCACCGGTGTTTGATGAGGTGGTGGATTTCCCAGGCGCATCTAATAACCAAGGCGCTCAGGTTAATCGCGCAGCCGCTGCCTATTTCGTAGAGCGTTACAAGCCTATGCTGTCAGGGCAGTTTACGCTGGCTGGTGCCGGTACGGCGGCACACAATCAATACGGCTTCAGCGCAGGCTACGCGCAAACTGGAGTTTCAAGCTTTGCGCTGGTGAGCCGCTGGGAGCCTGGGCAGTATGTTGAGGTGGTTGCAGCTGGGCTTGGGTTGAGTGGCCTTTACCGCGTTGAGCAGGTAGATTGGAGCCTTGAGCCAGGGTCTTACATTCAAAGGATTACAATCACATTTAACCGGCGCAACCCAAGTGACCTTGCTTCACTCATTGCGAATTTAAGGGGATAAGATATGTCAAACTTTGGCTCAAGCAAAGGGCTGATTAGCCAAAACCTTAGTCAGACCGTTGATAATCAGGGCAACCCAATTATTAGCGCTGACACTACTTTTGGTGCGTCACCGCTTGGCTATGCGGCGCGTGTGCAGGCGCTCTTTGGCTTGCCCAATGCCACCTTTGAGCTGACCCCGCCAGACACGATGCTTACCATCAACGAGGGCAACCAGCTGCCATATTGGGATATTCAGGAATACAGCGAAGGCGTAATGACGGCAACGGCGGTTTATGACGAAACCACTAATGGCTGGGGCATCAAACTTGACCCAGGCACCGCAACCACCGATGACTACCTGACGATGACCACGCGCAGTTATTTGGTCAATGACGATAACCTTTCATTGCGCCAAAAGGCACTTGCGGTGGTAAGCAAAAACGGCACCTATGCCGGCACTACACAATGGAATTTACAGCTTGTGGCCTCGTACTTTGACGCAACCAACACGCTCCTGCACTCAGGCACGGTGGCAACCATCTATGACAACACCACTTGGACTTCAATGAGCGGCACCACCACCACAGGCGGCACGGCCATCAGCGCGGCGGCGCACTATGTGGACTTGACCTACACGCTGACAGCAACTGCGCCTGTCACCAGCGCGACGAGCGTGACGCTCAAGAGCACGCTCCTGCAAACTTCTGCAGGCGCAGGCGGCGGCGGCGCGCAATCATTCCTCGTGACAGAAACCTTTACGAGCAGTGATACCTGGACGGTTCCAACTGGAGTCACAAACTTAGTTGCCGTGCTTGCCATTGGCGCAGGGCAAGGCGGCAAGTCTGGGAGCATTCGCATCCTCGGTCAACGCGCAGCAAGCCAAAGTTCAACGGCTGGGACAATCGGCAAGGGTGGGGACTTAGTGCTTGCTCGTGACATCTCGCTTGGAACGGCAGCATCGGTATCCGTGAGTGTTGGGGCGGGCGGCGCAGGAGGCGCAGGCACCTCTTACACAAAGGCTGTTGGCGATTCAACATCAAACATCTCAAGAAGTTCTGGCAATGCCAGCAACGGCGGTAACACTTCGTTTGGTTCATTCGTTGTTGCGGCTGGCGGTGGCAACAACAACAGCGGCACGCCTTCATACTCAACAACCTGGGGGGCAGACATCTTTACGCAGACTGGAGCGGCACAAACCATTCCTGCTGGAACTGCCAACACCACATCATTCCCTTACTACCCATACGCATTCCAGCAAGCAGGAACCTCTGGGATTGGAACCTTCACGGTCAGCGGCACCGCAAGTTCTAATGAGGTCAGTTCGTTTGGAACGGCTGGCGCACGCGGCACCGCAGGGTTGCTTGGCGCAGGTGGCAACTCTGCTGCAAACACGGTGAACACGCCTGCGGGTACCTCTAGCACAACTGGAACCGTCACATCTGGCTCAGGCGGTAGTGGCGGCGATGGCGCAGCAGGTGGCGCAGGAGGAGCCGCAGTGGTCAGCGTCATCAGCGCACTTGTGGGCGGGATTGGCAAGACCTACACAATCACAGGCGGCACGCCTGGAACAACCGCTGGCTCAGCAAATGGTGCTGGCGGCGCGGCAGGCGGCGGCGTAGCAATTGGTGTGGTTGGAATCGGAACATCCCAGACAACTTCTTACACCAACTCAGAAATCACAGCCACCGTTGCTGGTGCAACATCTGGTTCAAATGGGCTAGTGGTCATTGCGTATGTTGCCTAAGCACGCCTTCCTTGATGCTGACGGCACAGTGGTCAATGTTATCGTGGGCAACCTCACGCCAGCGCAGCAGCAACTATTCCTGCGCGACCAGGCAACGCTCTTTGGCGCAACGCAAGTCATTGAGGTGGAGCCTGGCACGAGCGTTTGGATTGGCGGCTCGTATACTGACGGCGTATTCGTACCACCGCCAGCGCCAGAGCCTGCTCCTGAGATTATCGCGGGAGTGTCTGAGGTTCTGCCTGAGCCGCAACTGGAGCCTGAAGCATTATGACCGCAAGCCAAAGTAGCGAGATTCTAAAGCGGCTAGACCGCATTGAGCGTGACCTGCTTGAAATCAAAGTAGACCTTGCAGAAAGCAGGGGCGCGCTTAAGCTGGCTAAGGGCATAATCTTTTTATTGGGGATGACGGGCCTGGGCGGCTTGATTACTTGGCTGCAAGGGCAGGGTAAATGATTCTGAAGGTACGCAGCCAGCTTGGCTTGGCAGAGCGCTTTGGCGTAAAGGCTATGGACGATTGCGGCCCTGCGAGCCTTGCAACGGCAGCTACCGCACTGGGCGTTGACACCAGCACCAAGCAGGGGCATAAAGCCTGTGAGCAGGCTGGGCGCATTGACACGCCTACCGGCGCAGAGGGCACCAGCGCAAAGCAGGTGCGGGATGCCGCAAAGATTCTGGGGCTGAAGGCTCGCATTGTGTATGACTGGAGTGAGGCAAGCAATGAGGTGAAGGCTGGCAGCATCCTTATCTTAAATATTCAAGCCAGCCAAAAGGTAGTGCCAGACCGCCTACGCTCAAAGTGGCAGCGCGATTACTGGCGCAAGCAGCCGCTTGCAACCTACGGGCACTGGGTGGTGCTTGGCTATAGCAACTCCACTTGGGAGTATGCCTGCCCTACTATGCAGGAAGGCAAAGAGGGAAGGTGGGCGCTGCCTGAGGAAGTTAAAACTTTGCGCGATAGCAAGGGCAATGCTGGGTTTCCAACACCGCCCGCAATGGTGTTGATTAGCAAGAGGGGTGCAGAATGAATCCGTTGATTAATGACCTGTTGAATGCGCTGATTATTGGCTTGGTGCCTGTAGCAATCGGTGCGCTTGGCTATGTGGGCAAGCAGGTGATTGGCTACCTGAAGGCGCGTATGAGCGCTGAGCAGTTTGCAATGGTTGAGGCGCTTGCTCGCACCGCGGTGCGCTCCATTGAGCAGACACTTGGCACAGAGGAAGGCGAAGCCAAAAAGGCAGCCGCCCTTGCGCTGGTGAAGTCTGAGTGCCTAAAGCGTGGCTACAAGCTGGACGATGAAGCCATTGGGGCGGCCATTGAGGCTGCCGTGTACCAAGAGCGCCTTAAGCGCTAACCGGCAATGGCACTGGCACCACAAAAAACACCACCGCCCTGGGGGCGCTGTGAGGTGTGTGGATTAACCCAGCGGGTGTGGAAAGCCAATGAGTCTATCGTTGCGCTAGGCGCTGGGTACGCGGTGGTGGAGGGTGAGGGCTACTGCCGCGATTGCATCAGGCTGGCTGTTGAGCTGGCAGGCTCAGAGGATATTGACTAAGCAGCCCTGAGAGGCTGCTTGACCCCCGCCCGTACCCTCCTCACGGGCGGGGGCTACCCTCCAATTGTTACTATCCATCCTGCATAAAAAATAGCCACGCAACAACCGTTGCAAACGGCTTGACAGCGTTGCAGGGCGGGTGTACCTTGTGGGAGTCAGGGAGTGAATCCACCAAACGGTGGGCCTGGCAGAGGAGTAAAAAATGGCAAAGGCTCTTGATAGCTTGGTGGTTGACTTCACGCTTACCGATGAGGTGCGTGACGCTATTGCTGCGTTTGAGGCGCAGCTGGTTGCACCGATTCACGAGCACACCGTGCTTGCAAATGGCGTGGCTGACTGCTGCGCCTGCTGCGATGATGTGCGCGCAGGCAATGAGTGCAAGTGCGGTGAGCTTGAGGCGCTGCGCGCAGAAGCTGCGCAGATTGCTGCAGCAGAAATGGCTGACCGATAATGCGCACCTTTATTGCTGAGGCGCTGAGTGTGGCGCTGTTTATGGTTGCAATGGTGCTGCTACTAGCAGCGGGAGGGATGCAGTGAAACTGAACAGGGCTGATGAGCCGGTGGTGCTCACTGATATGCGCCCGCTCAGCGTGCCGCGCTTGGTGCGCGGTGAGCAGCGTGCAGACAAACTGCGCTTTATTGCGCAGCTACTCTTTGCGTTTGCTGGCTGGGTGTTTATCTATGCGTGGCTGAGTTAGTGCCACTCTATGTGTATCAGTGCCCCGTATGCACAGCGCTTGATGAGCGGCTGCAAACCATTGATGCGCCACTTACTCCGCGCTGTGAAAAGTGCGGGTGCTGGATGCTACGCGTAATCAATGCACCGGCGGTGCAATACAAAGGCTCAGGGTGGGCAAAGCAGGATAGAAAAAAGGAGGGAAAGTAAATGGTGAAGTGGCGATGCGAAGCCTGCAAGGCGCAGCGAGAGAGTGAGGTAAAGCCACACAAACTGAAGCGGCTCTGTGAGGATTGCGCAGCGGTGCATTGGCGCAGGGTGGTTGACATTTACAAGCTGGAAGGTGGGGAAAACCTTGCAGAGGCAAAGCGGCAGTTGGCGTGGGCTATCAGCCGGCTCAATGATTACAGACTGAAAGCAGGAGGGAAGTAATGGCAAGAGTGTTTGAATTCGTGAAGGCCGCGCAGCGGTCACCTGAATGGTTTGAGTTGCGAAAGGATGGAATCACAGCAACTGATGCGGTGGTGATTGCAGGGCTGTCACCCTACAAAACCCGCTATGAGCTGTGGGCACAAAAGAGCGGGTTGATTGAAGAGCAGCCAGCAGGTGAGGCTGCCACCCGTGGCATCCTGCTTGAGCAGGCTGTGGCTGATTGGTACACGCTAGAAACCGGCAGGAAGTTGAAGCGCAGCAATGGCATTGTGCGGCGCATTGATACCCCGTGGGCAATGGCAAGCCTTGACCGCACGGTGGTGGGTGAGCCTGGTTTGGTGGAGGTGAAAACCAGCACTAGCAGCCGCTGGCAGCTGTACCCCGTGCCGCCTGAGTATGTGGCACAGGTTCAGTGGCAGGCATTCTGCACAGGCGCACCGTGGGTTGATGTGGTGGCGCTGTTAGGTGGGCTGAAGTTCAGGTGTGAGCGCGTAATGGCTGACCCTGAGTATCAGCAAGAGCTGTACCGCAAGGCGGTTGAGTTTCGTGAGTTGATTGCCAGCGGCAAGCCGCCAGAGGTGATTGGCACAGACTCAGACACGCTGGCAAAGGTGGTACCGCAAGCCAGCGATGAGTGGGCACACGCTGATGACGGCATTGAGCGCGTGGCTGAGCAGTATGCTGACGCGCTTTATGAGAGCAAGCTGGCTGATGAGCACCTACAGAATCTGGCAGTGGTGTTGAAGGAAGCCATTGGGGATAAGGTGGGCATTACCGGCAGGGGCTGGTACGCCAGCTGGAAACAGAATAAGCCAAGCCGCAAGGTGGATTACAAGGCGGCGCTGGAGGCGGCAAAAGTGCCTCAGGAAGTTATTGACGGCGCAACTCAGGAAGTACCTGGGGCGCGGGTGTTTAAGTTTAAAAAGGATGCGGCTGGGTGAGCCAGCTGGATTTGTTTGGGGCAGAGGTGCGCCCAGCCGTGAGCTCACCGCGTGAGTTCACGGTTAGGCAAATTAGCGCCATTGCCGCGTGCGAGCTAAACGCTGTGTGGCACTCACGGGTGCCGCTAATTGATTGGTCAAATGTGGTGCGCAATCGTTTCTATGTGTGCTACGCGCTGGAAAACAATGGGGTTTCATACGGGGTAGCAATTTGGTCATCACCGGTTGCTGCCAACAGGCTTAAGGATGGGCAGAGCCTGCTTGAGCTGAGGCGGTTGGCGCTATCACCAGAATGCCCGAAAAACACCGCCACCTGGATGCTGGCGCAGATGCAAAAAGATATTGCGTGGCGGCTGCCTGAAGTCATCAGGCTTATCTCATACCAAGATACGGAGGTGCACCACGGCACCATTTACAAAGCAGCCAATTGGCGGCTTGCCAATGTGCAAACGGAGGGTCAGGGATGGACTACAGGAAAGCGCTCAAGGCGCGTGGAGCAAACGATGGCACCCAAAAATAGGTGGGAAATGGATATGAAAAAGGAAGGGAGGGCAAAGAGTGAATAGCCAGCGCCTGATTGAGTGCGCCCGTGCGAGCGTTAGCGATGAGCTGCGCAAGGCACCGTGGCGTGGCTCATCCAACAGGATGGCTGGGCATTGCTATGTGGTGAGTGAGGCGCTTTATCACCTGATGGGCGGTAAGGATGCTGGGATTGTGCCGCTGCGTATGGTGCACGATGGTGTAAGCCATTGGGCGCTGAGGCTTGCTGATGGGAGCGTGCTTGACGCAACGGCTGACCAATTCACCACGCAGCCGGATTATTCAAAGGCGGTTGGCTCAGGATTTCTGACCAAGCGCCCAAGTAAGCGCGCAAGTATTTTGCTTGAGCGAATTAAGAGAATGGAGGGAAGCAATGAGCAAGGAAATCGCAGCGGCGCTTAGCGCGCCATTTGAAGCAAAGGATTTGAAGCAGCGCCCAGGCAGGGCAGGGCTGGTGTTCACCTACGCTGATGCCCGCGCAGTGGCCCAGCGGCTTGACGATGTGCTGGGTATCGCTGGCTGGCAGTTTGAGGTGAAGGTGGCTGACCCTGCTAGGTGCGTAGTGCACGGCAGCTTGGCACTAGTCATTGATGGCACCACTACGATTAAGCAAGACTACGGGTATCCCAACGGGCCACAAGATGACGAGCCGCTTAAGTCAGCGGTGAGCGATGCCCTCCGCCGGTGCGCGGCACAGGTGGGCGTTGGCAGGAGCCTTTACAGCCCCGATAAGAGCGCGGGGGCTACCAAGCCCCAGCCTACGGCTGCACCAGCCGTTAGCGTTGCGGAAAAGGGCAAATACGGGGATTCTAGCGAGGGGGTCACAGCCCCTTCAAATGATGACCTGCTTGCAGTCAAGGCTGCAATGATTTTTGCAGAGTCAACCACTGACGGCACCTGCAGCCACGGGCAGGCTTGGAGCCTGAAGCCTGGTGGCGTGAGCAAAGCTACGGGGAAGCCGTATAACCCATTCTGGGCGGCCTCCCATAAAGCACCTGATGGCTCGTGGTGCAAGGATAAGCCAAGCAATCAGTGGGTAGCAGCCCACAGCAAGCCCGCGGCACCGGCACTGGTGCCTGAGGATACGCTTGAGGAGTTGCCTTTTTAGGCTTTTAGCAATTGGGGGCTGGTGCTAATTACGCCAGCCCCCGCCACACAGGGAGGGAATAAATGGCACAAGGCGCGTGGATTAAGTTGAGCGTGGGATGGGATGAGGATGAGCGGATTGCGGTGCTACCACCGCTGGCGCAGCTCACCTATCTCAAGGTGCTGACGCGGGCGAAGCGGCAGCGGCCTCAGGGTAGCTTTGGCAGCATTGAGCATTTGCGCACTTTGGTGCCTGCTAACCTGCACAAGCACTTATCAACATTGGTGAAGGTTGGCTTACTTTTTGAGTCAAATAAAAGAATTTGCGTAGACAACTTTTCTAAATATCAAGTAGACCCTAGTGCAACGGAGCGCTCAAACAGGTTCAGAATGGCGCAACGCAACGGTTTTGCAACGCAAATGCAACGCACTGAGATAGAGAAAGAGAAAGAGAGAGAGAAAGAGAAAGACACTCTTACTAAACAGCCAATGCAGATAGGCAAGATTTTGAGAGGCGGTATCTGATGATGCGCAATGAGGGAGCAACCCACATTGACACTACGGGCATAGAGGGGATTATTCCAGCTAACCCTAAGTGGGGTTTCTCAAACATTGACCTAATCGGAGAGCGCAAGGGTAGGTTTCTGGTACAGGAATGGAAGCGCCCTAATGAACAGTTGAGCACAGGGCAGAGGATTCTTTTAGAGCAGTTGGCGAAGCAGCCAGCCTTCACCGTGCTCGTGGTTACAGGGCACACCGCCGGTACGGCAATGACGGTGCACGCGGTGCACGAGCTCATTGGCGGTAAGGCGCAACTCATTGCCACCACCACTGAGGCATTTAGGGAGTGCATCAGTGTCTGGTACGGCAAGGTTGAGCGAGGTGAGATATGAGCCGCCCCGTTGCGCTAATCGGGCCACAGGGAGCGGGTAAAACCACCCTGGCTGAGTTGCTGGTTGAGCACCGCGGCTACAGGCGGCACGGCATTGCTGACGGCATCAGGCGGGTGCTGCAGATGGCGTACCGCGAGGGTGTCAGCAAGGGCGAAACCATTGACCTTCAACGCTTCAGCGGCAAGGTGACCCTTACAGGGCGCGAGCTGATGCAGGAAGTAGGGATGGCACTCCGCGATGTTGACCTTCATTTTTGGCTGCGCGTGTGGTCAGAGGGGTATAGCCAACTTTGGCAGAATGGCGTGCCCGTAGTGGTTGACGATGTGCGGCTGCCCAGCGAGGTGCAAATGCTGCGCGTGATTGAGCCAAGCATTGCCATTGTGCGGGTGCACGCTGATGCTGAAGTGCGCAGGGAGCGCAGGGCTGGTGAGTTCACCGGCAATGGTGATATTACTGAAACAGGGTGGGAGGGGGCAGCGTTTGATGCCACCATTGACACCACCGCTTGCACGGTGCAAGAGGCATATGCAGCCTTGGTGGCTGCGATTGATGGAGGGAGTGAGAATGTTTGAGCAGCTGAACACGCTATGCGCAATGGTGGGCTATCAGTTTGATGCCCTGCTTGCGGTTCCAAGCGGCGGCTTTGTCTGCGTGCTGGTGGATAGGCTTGATGGCGAGCTGGAGTTTAAGGGAGAAACCCCACAGGCAGCCGTGCAGGCCGCCATTGACCGCCTTGAGGTAGTGAGTGGGAGTATCACCCATTGAATACCTTTAACGCTCTAGGGGTAACGCTGGCGGTGCTCCAGCTCACAATGGCAATACTGGTTGCGCTTTCTATCCCCACTGCAAGCAAGCGCGGCAGCGGTTGGCTGGCGATGCTCTACGCGGTAGTGGGGTTTGCTACCGTGGTGTGGATTATGAGAGCGGCACTATGGCAGGCGTAAAGACTTCACGGGGCGGCGCAAGCAAGGCACCCGTGTTTTCGCCTACCCCGTGCGCTGAGTGCGGGCAGACCATTGACACCGGCAAGGATGCCACCCGTGTGCTGCGCATTGGCTACGAGCCAAAGCAGCGCAGGCTGGAGTGGATGCACAAGGGGCACATAAAATGACCCGCATAGAGCGAGCTGCACCATTCCTTGATGACCGCGTGATTGCGGTGCAAGAGGGCGCTGACGCGTGGTGCTATGAGCCTGGGGTTGGAGGCAGGGCGTGGTGCATTCTCAGCCAGCGTTTTGCTGATGCTGTTGCACCTGATGGCTGGTTTTTCCTGTACGAGGGAATTGGAAACCGAAAAACAAACCTTGACTTAGTGAAGCACGGGTTGATGGAGTTGGAGCAGAGCCGGTTCACCTTGAGCGATGGTGGCACCGCGCAGCTCGCAAGACTTTTGAGGGATTAGAAAAATGCCCGTGCCATTTATTTTTTACGCACGAAAGCAAAATGTGTTGAGCGTGAAAGTTAGTGAAACGGAAAAACAGCGTTGCACCATATGGTATAATGGTGTTAGCAGTGAGGAAGCAAACCAAAAGGTTTGCACTGCAAAAGGAGTGAGAGGAATGCAAAAGAAAAACTGCATTGGTGTAAAGCGTAGAGCTGGCGATGACGGCAAGTGCAACAAGCCTAGACTTCATAGCTGGAAATACAACGGCAAAAAACTATATTGCACTGATTGCTTTACTTATAAAATCAATGAGATGAAGCTGCGAGATACCAGGGTTCGGTTTGGAATCTGATGGGGCACTTCAAGGATGAAGCGATTAAGCAAGGCATTGACCCAAGCAAGAGCCGCAAAGGCCGCAACAGCCGCCAGCGCGGCAATGCGTTTGAGCGAGAAATTGCCAAGCGCCTAAACGCAACGCGCACTGGGCAATTTGGCGGCAAGCAAGATGTGGGCAATGAGTGGCTAAGTGTGCAGTGCAAGGTGGGCGGCAGCTTCAGTGAGCGCCAATGGGATTGGCTACAGAGCGTGCCGGTAAAGAGTGACCAATTGAGAATGCTGGTGATTGGTGACAGCCCTGGGGTTGGCGGTGGTAGGCGGCGAGCCATTGCAATCATTGACCTTGACGATTTCTGCAGCTGGTTTGTAGACAAGCCAAGCGATGAGTAGCGCTGACTTCGCCAGCAAATTCTCAAAGCACCTAGGCACTACGCGCCGGTGGCAGGCGTTTGTGTTTATTGCTGACACGCTCGCAGAGCTGCGCAGACCTATCGGCATTGTTGAAACAGGCTGCTTGCGCCAGCCTGATAACTGGGCTGGGGACGGCCAGAGCACCGTGGTGTGGGATTGGCTGCTAAGGCAGCACGGCGGCTACGGGCATTCCTATGACATCAGTGCAGAGAGCGTGGCAGCAGCCCGCTCCAGCGTCAGTACGATGCAGGTGCACCAGCAGGATTCAGTTGAGGCGCTTGCCGGTTTTGCTAGTGCCTCAACCATTGACCTGCTCTATTTGGATTCCTATGACTGGACGGCTGACAGCGATGCGAGCGCCCAGCACCACCGCAAAGAGCTGGAGGCTATCTATGACCGCCTGCGCCCAGGGTGCCTCATTGCGGTTGATGACTGTATGGGCAAGGAAAAGGGTAAGCACGCGCTGGTGTTGCCTTGGCTGGCTGAGCGTGGGGTTGAGCCTATTGTTACAGGGTATGTGTATGTGTGGCGCAAGCCCCCTGCAACGGCTTGACACCGTTGCAACAGGGGTGCTAGGATTGCTTCAGCAGCGAGGAAACCAGCAAGTTGCTGGAGCTGCAAGAGGAGTGAAAATGGCAAAGCGCAAAGGCTGGAGTTTTGCAAAGGCAGCAGCGGCAGTCAGCGCCAACGCTGAATACCAAAACGCCAAGGTTGCAAAGCTTGGCGCAAAGCAACCGGCACCAAAGGCCGTCAAGGTGAACACACCGCCCGTGATTGGCGATGGCTTAAACGATTTGCGCGCAGCGCTCAGCTTTAACCGCAAGGCGGTGCGCTAATGAAGCTGACCATTGGGCACATTGAAGCGCTTATGTTTAACCCAGCCCGCGGTGGCTTTGGCTACCTTGGGTGCAGGGAATATATGACCGGCAAGCAAAAGGCTTACGGTGACCGCCAGCTACTGAAGTTTGCCAATGCAAATGGCTGGGATATGTCTGACCTTTTCTATTGGGCTGACAGCAAGGCAGGGCGCTGGTATGGCGATGCAATTGTTGGCGGTGGCAAGCCCACCGTACAGGCTGACTGATGACCGCACTGCTGCTGGCGTTGAGCCTGGTGCTCAACCCAGCAGCCCCACCCCGCTCTCACGGCGTGGCCTCGTGGTATGACGCGGAGCGCAAGGGGCAAAGCAGCTGGTACAGCCGCGCAGGCATAATTAATTACGCAGCAGCTGCTGGCTGGCGCTGGGGTCAGAAACCTTATATGCTGCGCGTGTGCAGACAAGATGACAAAACCAAATGCGTGGTGGTCACAGTAATTGACTGGTGTGGCAGATGCGACAAAGATGCGGGGAGAGTATGGACGAAAAACAGCAGGATTCTAGACCTATCACCGGCAGCATTCACGAAGCTGGAAAGCCTAGGGCGCGGCCTAGTGCGCGTAAGCATTCAGGCAATCCAACCGCGCTAGCACTCATTGACGATTTCTCACAGGCGGTGCGGATATGGGCAAGCCGCCTGAAGGTAAGCCCAAACAAACTCTTTGGGATGACTGAGCACCACCAGCGCAGCGTGCACTGGATGCGCGAGCGCTACTTTGGTGGCGTAGTACCAACGCTTGATGAGGTTGAGTGGGTCAAGGCATACGCTCTGGCAATCACTCAGAGCCTTGAGGAGCCTACGCAACTGAAGCGCTACAAGCTGGTGATTGAGCAAATGTGCCGCACCTGCGTCGGTGCAGAGGGGCGTGACCGCTACCCAAAGTGTTGGGACGCAACCTGTCCATTGCGCCCGATTAGCCCACTACCTTTGGCGGATAGTGCCAAGACCAAGGCACCGCTTGACGCTGACCGCGCCTATGAGCGCCCAGGTGAGGCGTAGTGTAGGATTCGGCAACGCCTGTGATTCACTCCACAGGCACCCCGCCCGCTGGTGGTTTCCTCCCACCGGCGGGCGCTATTATTAGGCGGGGCGGCGTAGATGCAGCGGCTCATATAGGCAATGCCTGAGCGTGCTAAACGCGGGGTGCAACTCCCCGCCCGCTCCATCATCAGAGTTAAGGGGAGGCGTATGGCAAAGCAATCAGCGGCAGATAAGTGGACGGTGCTAGCCGCCTACCTTGCTGAGCTGCAGGCTGGCTTGCTGCTCTCCCATTGGCGTGTAAGCGTGGCACAGGATGCCAGCGATGTTGATGCCTGGGCTGACATTAGCGTTACCAGCCAAGCGGCCTTTACTGCTGAGATGCGGATAAGCCACGATTTCTGGCGGCAAGAGCCTGAGCGCCAGCGCGAGGTGCTGATTCACGAGCTGCTACACCTGAATGCGCACCAGGCTGATTCAGTGGTTGATAACCTTGAAAAGCCGCTGGGTGAGATTGCGTGGGCGGTGTTCAGCCCGCAATACGAGGATGCCACTGAGCGCACGGTTGACCATACGGCAAAGGTGCTGAGCCAATTCCTGCCGCTGCCAGAGTTGCCTAAGGGGTGAAGTTCCAGCGCCCGTGCCTAGATTGCGGAATACTCACGCAGGGTGGAAACCGCTGCGAGGTGCACCGGCGCGTAGCCCAAGCCAAATGGAAGCAGGGCAGACCTAACCCATACCTAAACCCCGCGTGGCGTAAGCTGAGCGCTCAGGTGCGCAGCAAGCGCCCGTGGTGCGAGGGATGCGGTGCCACAGGGGTGCGGCTGACCGTTGACCATATCCAGCCCCTGAGTGCAGGCGGGGCGCTTATTGTGCCAGAGCACGCTTTAAGGGTACTATGCTTGCAATGCCACGGCAGAGTGACGCGGCACAAATAGAGGGAGGGAAGCAATGGCACGCATAGCGTGGTACAGCAACAGCTGCGCGATTCCTAGTGGCTACGGCCAGCAATCGGCACAGGTAGTGCACAGGATGGTTAAGGATGGGCACGAGGTTGCGATTACCGCAAACCACGGTGCAAGCGTAATGATGAATTGCGCGAGCGGGCACATCATCCTGCCTGAAGGATTGATGCGTTACAGCATTGACGCAGCGCCAGAGAATATGAAGGCGTGGGCTGAGGGCAAGCCAGATTCCTTTGGGGTGGTGCTCTTTGACCTGTGGCCCTTGGTAGGCGTGCAGGGATTCAAAGAGTTAAACCTTGCGTGCTGGACACCAATAGACCATAAGCCGGTGCCACCAATGGTGGTGCAGTTTCTGCGTGAGGGAAACCACCACGCCATTGCAATGAGTCAGTTTGGCGAGCAAGAGCTGCTTGACGCTGGCTATCCACGCGCTGAGATTTCCTATATCCCGCACGCCATTGACCGCAATGTTTTTAAAGACACAGGCAAGGGTGCGCGTGAGGCTATGGGTATTCCAGCCGATGCCTTCCTTGTGGTAACTAACGCAGCCAATCGTGGCCGCATCCCCGTGCGCAAGGCCTTTGGCGAAATGGCTGACGCAATGAGCCGCTTGATGGCTGACCGCAAAGATGTTTACTGGATGCTTCACACTGAGCCAAATGGATTCAGCGAGGGCGTAAACATTCCACGCCTAGTGGCGCACCTTGGGATTGACCAGCAGCGTGTGAGATACCCGCACCCAATGCATTGGCGCAACGGCATACCTGATAGCGCCATTGCGGCGATGTATTCAGCCGCTGATGTGCAGCTGTTGACTTCAATGGGCGAGGGCTTTGGGATTCCAGCCGTGGAGGGGATGAGCACAGGCCTGCCAACCATAGTTTCTGATTTCAGCGCGCAGGCTGAGTTGGTTGGCGTGCACAGTCACAAGGTGCCGGTGCAGCGTGTGTGGGATGAGTTCCAGCAATCCTTTTTTGCTATCCCAAATGTAGAGGCTATCTACAAAGCCCTGCAGTCTGTCTATGAGGAAACCAAAGCAGGGAAGGTTGACCGCGCTGCCGTGGCAGCAGAGATGGCACGCTATGACGCTGAAACGGTGTATGAGGAAAAGTGGAAGCCACTGATTGCGCTGATGAGCGCACGCCAGAAACCAGCGGCACCCCACCCGCTCAACCGCGCAGCGCGCAGAGCGAAGGGGGGAAAGTAATGCACGATTACGAGGCAGCCTTTAAGCAGGGACATTATTACAATGAGCTGGTAGGTGAGTACCTTGCGGTGCACGGCATTGCCAACACCGTACCGGCACTAGAGATTGCAAAGGATAAGGCTGACCGCGCACGGTTCACTGCGCTTGAGAAAGATGTGGTGCTACTTGATGGGCGAGTGATTGAGGTAAAGGGTGTGAGCCCTGACTTTGATTGGGAGCCAGCCAGCTACAAAGCCCGCAACACAATCATTGTGGATACAGAGAGCGGCTACCACGGCAAGGTAGTCAAGCCCATTGCCTATGTGTTTGTGAGCCGCGTGAGTGAGGCAATGCTGGTGATTAGCACCAAGACCTTTGGGCAGTGGGAAGTTAAAGAGCTGCCAGACCATAGCCGCGGCATTGACCGTGAGCGCTTTCTGGTGGCGAGCACTAGCCTGCTCCGCCCTATGGACAAACTCATTGAGCACCTTGCTGCTTAATGGACACGCTCAGGGGGGCGGGTTAGAATCTGGCGATACGCACACCCAGACAAT